TGGCGACGGTGGCGACGGCAGTGATGGGAATGACGGCGGTTCTGATTCGGACAGCGACTCCGATAGCGACTCCGATAGCGACTCCGATAGCGACTCCGATAGCGACTCCGATAGCGACTCCGATAGCGACGCCGATAGCGACGCTGACGCCGAAGCCGCAGATGCCGCCGAAGCAGCGCAGGCAGCAGCTGAAGCAGAAGCAGCAGCAGCAGCTGCTCAAGCGGCTGCGGAAGCCTCTGACATTGGCGGCTTGGGATCAGCAGCCGCAACCAGCACAGAGGGCCAAGCCGCAGCAGCAGCATCCGCTGCTAACGCGGCAGCGGATGCTGCTCAAGCGGCTGCTGAAGCGTCCGACATTGGTGGATTAGGTACGGTTGGAGCATCATCCCCCGCTGGTCTGGCAGCTGCAAATACATCCGCAAACAACGCAGCAGCTGCAGTAACAGGAGATTTCGGGAAAGCGACAGCTACCGAAGCCGAAGTAGCCGCAGCTATGCAAGCCGCTATAGATATTGCTAATGCAAATGGAAGATCAACTCCAAACAATGCAGATATTGCTGCTGGTATTTCTGCTGTTGGTGGCGTGTCAACAACAGGGAAAAGCGGTGTAGACGTAAGCAGCGTTAACGCTAATGAAGTAGCGGGACTTGCACAAGCTATGGAGGCCCAAGATAAAGCCGCTGCAGCTGATGCCGAAGCAGAAGCTGCTATGGCTACGGCGACAATAATGGACGCACAGGAACAAGAAGCGGCGGACAAAGAAGCGGCGGACAAAGCAACTAACGACAAAGCAACTGAAACCTCGAATGATAAAGCAACTGAAACTGCAACCTCGACTGATAAGGCATCTGCCGCAAGCGGGGTATCAGGAGGAACGGCTGGGGCCGCAACAGGAGCAGGGACAACAGGTGGGACAGTTGGTGGATCTCCAAACAGTTCGTCAGGCGAAAACCCCGGCGGTTCAAAAAGTGACACCGCTAGCAGCATTGGGGGTGGGGAGGCTACGCCAATGCAAGCCGCGCTTAACGATCTTGCTGCAAAAATGGCAGCAGGACAACAGCCAGCTGATATTCTTGGGGGGCTAAACCTTGGACCAAATATTTCAGTTCCTTCTATGGCCCAAACAACAAATGACAAAAATACCGGGACTGTAAACACCGGCGTTGACCGCTCCCAGTTAGCTTTTGGAACGCCGTCAATCAACCTTGGCCTAAGTGGCGGAATATCTGCCGACATTGCAACCGCCCTTGGTGGAAACAGGGCAACTGAAACGCCAAACGCAGCAAGCACAGCAAACCTAACAGATTCTCAACTTACTGCCGCAATTATGGCTGACGAAGCTGCAAAAACAGGAACAACTGTTTCTCCATCAGCAACCAGTGTTTTAGCGGGTCTTTCTAATAACACAGCAACACAGCCAACAACCGGCGTATTGTCTTCTTTACCCGGAGGAGGCGGCACTGTTAGTACCGGCGGCGGCGGAACTGCCGTAACTGGCGGTGGTGGGACCGGCGGAACAGGCGGTGGAGGAACTGGCGGAACCGGACTTGGAACCACAGGAACAATGTCAATTAGTAACGTCCCTACAATGACCAATCTTTATTCTGACTCAGGGGGCGGGTCTGATAACAGTGGAACAGATTCTGGCGGACTGGGAACAACAACTGCTGTGACTCCAACAACCACAACAACGCTTACACCAAGCCAATTAATAGCAGCCCTATATGGGCGACAATTCCTTGGTTTGCCTGATAACTATGAAAATTACGGATCGCGTGGGGAACACAAATTTTACACAAACTATCAAAAAGTAGCAAAAGGTGGTTTAATTGGCCCCCTTTCAAATGTACGGAAAATGTAAATGTCAACTCAAGTTAAAATCGAAAACGACGAAGATAAAGACGGCAAGGTCTTTGATATGGATGTCGAAGAAGATGAAATGGAGGAGACAGAGGACGGTGGCGTAATCATTACGCTTGGGTCTAACGAACAGGAAGTGCCAGAATTCTTTAGCAACCTTGCGGAATTTATCCAAGACCGCGTGATGAGTGATCTTGCCATTGATCTCATTGATGACGTTGATCGGGATAAAGAAGCCCGCAAACTGCGTGACAAACAGTACGAAGAAGGCATCAAACGCACAGGTCTTGGCGATGATGCCCCCGGTGGCGCACAATTTCAAGGCGCAAGCCGTGTTGTGCATCCAATCCTGACAGAAGTATCAATCGACTTTGCGGCTCGTGCAATTAAAGAACTGTTTCCGCGCACCGGCCCTGATTCCGGCCCTGTTCGTGATCAGATTATAGGTGAACCAACACAAGAAAAATCTGACAAAGCTAAGCGCAAGAGTCGGTATTTAAACTGGCAGCTTACCGAGCAGATGCCAGAATTTCGGTCTGAGCTTGAGCAGCTGCTCACTCAGGTTCCGTTGGGTGGCGCACAATACCTTAAACTGACATGGGATCGACGGTTAAATCGGCCAAAGCCAACATTCATCCCTATTGATGATATGTATCTTCCATACGCAGCTACATCGTTTTACACATCAGAACGCAAAACCTACCGTCAGACCATCACTCAGCTTGAGTATGACCGGCGCGTCCTCAGTGGGTATTATCGGGACATTGAACTGGCATCAGCATCCGCGCCAGAGCAAACCAAGGCAGAACAGGCAAACGACAAGATCGAAGGGCGTGAACAGTCTGACGATTACGATGAAGATGGTCTGCGCCTAATCTACGAAATTTACGTTGAGTGCGAAATTGAAGAAGATGATGAGACAAAGGGTGAAATTGCCCCGTATGTCATCAGCGTTGATGCCTCAACCAAAAACATTCTTGCCATCTACCGCAACTGGGACATCGATGATAAACGCCGGATTGCGCTTGATTGGATCATTGAATTCCCGTTTGTTCCGTGGCGCGGCGCCTACCCAATAGGCATTGTCCACATGATTGGTGGCCTGTCTGCCGCAATCACGGGTTCGCTTCGTGCATTGTTGGACAGTGCGCACATTCAGAACTCAGCCACAGGGTTGAAGCTGAAGGGAGGATCAAAGGGCGGTCAGTCCTTGAACATCCAGCCAACGCAAATCCTTGAAGTTGAAGGCACACCCAATAACGACGACATTCGCAAAACCTTTATGCCATTGCCGTTCGTCGGCCCGTCACAAACATTGATGACTCTTATGGGGTTCTTGGTTGATGCGGCCAAAGGTGTTGTGCGCACCACGTTTGAGGACATATCAGACAATCCAGACCGTTTGCCTGTTGGAACAACGCTTGCGCTGATTGAGCAGGGCATGGTGGTGTTCAATGCTATTCATGCCCGTCTGCATGATGCAATGGGCCGCACATTGAAGGTGCTTCACCGCCTCAACAAGACATACCTTGATGAAGCAGAAATCTACACCGAGTTTGGCGAGCTGCTGGTTAAAAGGTCTGATTTTGAAGGGCCGATGGATGTTATCCCTGTATCGGACCCCAACATCTTTTCCGAAATGCAGCGGTTTGCCCAGCTTCAGATTATTGAGCAACGCTCTGCTGCAATGCCGCAGCTGTATGATGCTCGCCGCGTTGAGGAGCTGATCCTTGAGCGGACCAAAATACCAAACGCAAAGAACCTGTTGATCCCGCGTCCTGAACCAATGCGGTTAAACGCCATCAATGAAAACGTGGCATCTTGCATGGGCCGCTCATTGATTGCGTTTCCAGATCAAGACCACATGGCGCACTTGAAGGTGCATCTTGATTTCCTAATGAACCCAGCCTTGGGCGGAAACCCTGTTATCGCACCAATCCTGATCCCGATTATACTCACCCACGTTAAAGACCATATTGCGCTGTGGTATGTAAATGACGCTGTTCGCCTTGTATCTGAAGCCGCCGGTGTAGATATTTCTGAACTTATGGACAAAGACCCAGAGGTTGATCAGGAATTTGACCGCTTGTTGGCAGCTGCAAGCGAACAGATTGGCCAGAACGCGCAACAAATGCTTGGTCAAATTCCAGAGATCTTGCAGCAGGCCATTCAGTATATGCAGTCTTTGAGTCCGCCCCCAACCGATCCTGCACAGGTTGCAATGGCGGCAACAAAGGTTCAAGCTGACGACGTTGAACGCAAGAAGATGGCTGATCAGGCAAAATCGGCTATTGAACAACAGAAGATTGATTCTATGGTTCAGGCAAAAATGGCTGAGATCCAAGCTAGAGAACGCATCAACCAAGAAGATAACGCAACCGCCATGCTTATTGCTGCTTCTGAAATACGCGCTGGCGGTAAGTCCAACCTATCAACAGGAACCGGCATTGGCCGCGATTAAGGAGACTACGATGAAAGGTGCAATTTCCCAGCACAAACGCATGGCGATGGGCCAACCTATTCCGCAGCATAAGGGTGCAGCTGCCCCTATGAAAAAGGGTGGCATGTTTGAAGGCTCCGCTAAAGACATGGCACAAGACAAGAAGCTGGCCAAAAAGCATGGCATGTCGATGAAGGACTATGAAAAATCCAGCGTTGACGCCAAGCACGACCGGCAGAAGTCGATGAAGGGTTTGAAACGTGGCGGTAAATGCTGACGTTTACCTGATTGAGAGGGCGATCATTGCGCTTAAAAGGCAGCTTAACGAGCTTGCCCATAGCGCACTTGAAAGCCCTGCTCACCGAGACGCCTATGAGTATGGGCGTATGGTTGGCAATTATGCTGGCCTTAAACAAGCCGTTTTGGTAATAGAGGCGGCGCTTAGTAAAGAAAACGAGGATGACGATCATGGTTACGAACGCCGTGGTGAAACTCGAATCATCAGATCTTGATGATGCGTTTCCGAATGTAAACTTTGGCATTAAGCCGACTGGATCGAGAACCTTGGTGCAAATTCGACGCCCCAAGGAAAAGACTAAAGGTGGGATACTCTACTCGGAATACACAAAGGAAGCCGAGCAGGACAATACTCAGGTTGCAAAAGTCATTAGCGTGGGACCGTTGGCTTTCCGCAACCGCAACACAATGGAACTCTGGCCGGAAGGCGCGTGGTACAAAGAGGGTGACTTTGTGTTTGTTTCCAAGTATGGTGGAGCAAGATGGCGCCGTGACATCCCCGGCGCACGAGGAGAAAAGGTTGAATTCGTGATCTTCAACGACCTTGATATTGTTGGCACAGTTGATGGCGACCCTGCCGCCGTCCAAGAATATCTGTGAGGTCATCATGAACACGAAACCCAAAGAACTCCTTGAAGATGACGATGACATCGAAGTTGTTGAAATTGACAGTCAAGATGATGACAGGGACGATGATGAACGCCTTGAGGCAGATCATCGAGAGTCTGTTGAAGACGGCGAAGATGGAAACGAAGAAAACCTTCGTCAGCTCCGTCGCAAACGCCAGAAGCAGCGTCAAAAAGACAACATGCGTAAAACCCGTGAAGAAAACACGGGCCTCTTGCGTGAGCTTGCGGAAGCGAAAGAGCGGCTTGCCGCACTTGAAAGCCGCAACGTCCAGACGGACGCTCAAACAGCCGAACAACAGTACAATTATGCGTTGGCGCAAGTCAGCCGTGCTGAGTCGGATCTCAAGGAAGCATTTGAAACCGGTGATGGCGAAAAGGCGATTCGCGCTCAACGTCTCCGGGAAACAGCGATTAAGCAAGCGAATGATGCTGAAGACATCAAACGCCAGCTAACCAATTCTACTGTTAACAAAGGTCCAACTCTTGATCGAAAGACAGAGAACCTTGCCCAGCAGTGGATGTCCGAAAACTCATGGTTCAGCCCTAACGGGACGGACGAGGATTCGGTTGTTGCCCGTGCCATTGATGAGGCATGGGCTGTAGAGGCGCGGCAGCAAGGTATTACCCCTGCCAGCGAGGACTATTGGGACGAACTTGATGCGCGTGTGAAGCGGCGGCTAGGTAATGCTGCTGCTGACCGGCAGCGCAAAAGAGGCGCTCCTCCTCCCAGCGGTCGTGGAGAAGTTACAACATCAACGACCAAAGAGAGGGTGTTCTTGAGTCCAGAAAGGATCAAGGCATTGAAAGACGCTAACGCATGGGATGATCCCGATATGCGTAAGCGTTACATTCGCCGCTTCCAAGAATGGGACAAGCAGAACGCATCCCGCTAAACGCTTCAAAAGGAGACTACCATGTCGCAAGACAGAACACATAAAGATAAAGATGCCGGACGTTCCTCACGGGAATTTTCAGATCGACCAGCAACCGAAAACCGCGCAATTTCGGATGAGGCTCGGCTGGATATGTTTCGTCAGTCTTTGTTTCAGTCCGCACTGCCAGACTTGCCGGAAATCCCCGGTTATCACCTTTGTTGGTTGACAACAACAAACCCACGCGACTCTATCCATTCACGTCGCTCCCTTGGTTATGAACCTGTGATGCCAGAGGAAGTCCCCGGCTGGGAATATGCTTCCGTAAAAACTGGTGAGTACTCAGGTCTTATCGGGGTGAATGAAATGTTGGCTTTTAAACTTCCTATGCGTCTCTATGAGATTTATATGAAAGAAGCCCACGAAGAGCGGCCTCGTCAAGAAGAGGCGAAACTTGCTGACACCGCTGATTTTATCAGAGCAACGGCAAAGCAAATGGGTTCTGATGTCTACGAAGGGGATGGTTTGTCTAGCTTGCGATCACCCATGAACCGCTAAACGAGGAATGAAAGATGACTTCATCTTCAAATCCATTCGGTCTGCGGGCGATTTACAACCCTAGTGGTGTTGTTCGCCCGTATAACGGAGCAATCACTTCTGGCTATGCCAGTGACATCTTCCAGAATATGCCAGTCCGTTATGGTCTGTCGGGGGACTCCGGTTCCGTCGAAGGCTATATCGTACCAGCAGCAGCTGGCGAACGCGTAATCGGCACTTTTATGGGTGTTGAATTCGTGGACGCCACCGGTCGCCAGCGCGTCAGTAACTACTGGCCTGCCAGCACCACCGGCACAAACATCATTGCCTACTTCAGCACAGACCCAACTATTGTGTATGAAATTCAGGCTAATGCTACTTTGGCCATTGCAACGATTGGTCAGCAGTATGACATTTCCGGCGTAACGGGTAATACCACCACCGGTTTCTCAACTGCATCTCTCAATGTTGCTTCCGCCGCCAGCAATGCGCAACTCCGCGTTATTGGTATTTCAAACTATGTCAATAACGCTTGGGGCGATACTTACCCGATTGTTCAGGTCCAGATCTCTGAACATCAAAATATCGCCGACAAAGCGTCTTACTAAGGAGGGCTTGAATTATGGCACTTCCAATGCGCAGTACTGACTTCCGGTCAGTAGTCGAGCCTATCCTGAACGAAACCTTTGACGGCATTTACAATGTCCGTGCAGACGAGTGGAAACAGGTTTTCCGTGAACAGCGTGGTATTCCTCGCAACTATCACGAAGAACCCGTCCTGTTCGGCTTTGGTGCAGCTCCTGAATTGCCTGATGGCACGGCAGTAACCTACCAAAGCGGCGGCGTTCTCTTCCTTGCCCGTTACGTCTATCGCGTATACGGCTTGGCCTTCGCGCTGACCAAAGTCTTGGTTGAAGATGGTGATCATATCTCCATCGGTCGTACCTACGCCGAGCATCTTGCTCGTTCGTTGATCGAAACCAAGGAAACCTTGGGCGCTAACATTCTGAACTTCTCGTTCACCAACGGCTACAACGGCGGTGACGGTGTTTCGCTTGTTAACACAGCTCACCCAATTGCTAACGGTTTGACCTTCTCAAACCAGCTTACAACCTCCGCTGCCCTGTCTCAGACTTCTTTGGAGCAGATTCTTGTACAGATCCGTCAGGCCGTAGACAACAACGGCAAGAAGATCCGTCTTGAACCAAAGAAACTGGTTGTTGCACCCTCAAACTTCTTCCAAGCGGAAGTATTGTTGAAGTCTGCACTTCGCGCAGGCACTAACAACAACGACATAAACCCACTGGTAACGACAAATATATTGTCGGGCGGTCAGGCTAACTTGTCACGTTTGACCTCCAATACTGCTTGGTGGATTCAGACTGACGCTCCAGAAGGTCTGAAACTGCTTATGCGTCGCCCTCTGGAAAAGAGCATGGAAGGCGATTTCGAAACCGACTCCATGCGCTACAAGGCAACAGAGCGTTATGTGTTCGGCTGGACCGATCCACGCGGTGTCTACGGCACTGCGGGCGTATAAAAAAGCTGGCAGGGGGGTGGATATTTCCGCCCCCTTGCTGCATAATACAACATCTGAAACGGTCAAACTTTTCAAGGAGCAGACCAATGGGACAACAGGTTGATGATCTATGGATGGGCGCGGCTACCGGCCCACAGACAAGCGGCTGGGCATCCAGCGGAAACCCCGGCGTAATTGGTCAGGGTGTTGGCCCACTGGGTCGTACTTACGTTTTTGACATTGTGCCTGCCGCACTGTCGGCCACCGCAGTTTGCGCTGCACAGGCCGTAGCTGCTGCTGGCAATGCGACAATCAATGGGGCTTCTGCCACAAGTGGCGTAGCAACCTTTGATGTGGCGCGTAACGTGTCCATCGTTTCGTCCAGCGCAAGCGATACCACTCAGACTGTCACCGTGACCGGCACTGACTATTATGGCCGGACTCAAACTGCTCTTTTGACAATTAATGGTACGACAACTGTCAACGGCACAAAAACTTTCAAAACAATCACTCAGGTGGCTGTATCTGCCTTGTTTGTTGGCAACTTGTCGGTTGGTAGTGGCGATACATTTGGCTTGCCATACCGTGTGACCGATGCTGGCTATCTGTTGCGCACCGGTTGGAACAACACTGTTGCTGACAACGCTGGCACGTTTACTGCTGCTGACACTGCCACTGCAACAAATGCAACCGGTGATGTTCGCGGCACATTCCTGCCAGCATCGACCGCTGCAAACGGTTCTCGCCGTCTTGTAATTGCCATTGGCCTTACAGCTATTCAGGCTGGCCCAACGGCAACTCAGACTGGCGCAATCGGCGTCACTCCCGCCTAAAACTAAGGGGGGAGCAATCCCCCCACTTTTTTCATAGGAGGGTAGTATGGCCGATGCAGTAACAACACAGACGCTTCTTGATGGAGATCGTCTCGTCATTCAAAAGTTTACCAACATCTCTGATGGAACGGGTGAAACCGCTGTCAACAAGGTGATTGTTGACAACCTTGCCGCTAACCAGTTTGGCTTGGCTTGCACAGGAGTGAAGATCAACCGTATCTGGGCAAACACTCATGGCATGGAAGTGCGTATCCTTTGGGATGCAACTACAGATGTTTTTTGCTGGATGATCCCGCAGGACAATATGTACGACATGGAGTTTAGCTCTTTTGGCGGCATGACTAATAACGCTGGCGCTGGTAAAACTGGCAATATAGCGTTTAGTACGTCAGATGCCTCTTCCGGTGATATGTACACCATCATCCTTGAGTGCATTAAAACCTACGGATAATCAACATGGCAAAGACCCCTGCATGGCAACGCAAAGAAGGCAAAAACCCTTCCGGCGGGTTAAATGCTAAGGGTCGAGCCTCTGCTAAGGCCCAAGGCATGAACCTGAAAGCCCCAAGCAAAGACTCGGACAATCCGCGCCATAAGTCTTTCTGCGCCAGAATGTCTGGCATGAAGAAAAAACTGACATCATCAAAGACTGCAAACGACCCGAACAGTCGGATCAACAAGTCTTTGAAAGCATGGGGTTGTTGATATGGAAAAGAAGTTTTGGGAAACCAAAAACCCGAAGAAGAAAAGTAAGCCGCTGACTACTTCTCAAAAAGCCTCGGCAAAAGCGTCTGCAAAGAAAGCCGGTCGCCCATACCCCAACCTCGTTGACAACGCAGCTGCCGCTAGGAGAGCAAAATGAAGGGCTTCAAGACAAAACAGCAAATGATGGAAGGCCACTATTGCTGGGGTGGCAAGGCTATGAAGAAGGCCAAGGGTGGCCAAGCGCGTAAATCCGAGAATAAATCCGAGAATCCTATGCGTTCCGAAAGCACAGAGGCAGCTAGGGCAACAAATGACTTTATGGACGCTGGTCGTGATTACTATGAAGCAGACAGAAATTATTCATCTGCTCAAGGGGAAGGAGCAAAAAGAATTACTGGCGCAAATGCAAGATATGCAAAAACCCGCATGGATGATGCGCTAGATCGGGCTGGCACTATTGGGACGCGAACAGCACACCCATACGCCGGTGTGTCAAAAACATTTGGCGATAAAGATTTGGCTGATTTCCGCGAAGATTATGATTCCTCCCTTGGGAAAAAACGGGGCGGCAAAGTCATGAAGAAGGCTGAAGGCGGTTCTATCCGCGCTCAGTTCAATAATGCCTTTGGCGAAGCCCGTAAGCGTGGCGATAAGACATTTGAGTTCCGTGGCAAAATGTATGGAACAGAATTGGCCAAACCAGCTCCAAAAGTTGCGGTTGGCCCACATGGCCCCGGTGATGAGAGCTTTACCCCTGATAAAGTTGGTTCTCGCATGAAGAATGTTGCGGAAGAAAACGATTATCGGTCGGGATCGACAAGCCAGCCTGATTTTGTGCGCAAGCAATATAGTATGCCCGGCGTCCGAATGGGCAAAGCTGGGGAGCCAGCGATTGTTATTGGAAGCGGCGAAAATGAATCGCCAAAGCCAGTGAAAAGCAACTACAATTATGGCGTGTCTCGGACAAAGGATGAGCAGGATCTTGCTGACATTGTTCAGAAGAAGCGCGGTGGCAGTATTGTAAAACCTAAGCTAGCGTCCGACAAGAAGAAATACAGCGACCGTGATATGCAGGGCATCATCTCCCAAGCAAAGCAGTTGGCCCCAAAGATCATCCAAGCCAATCAGGCTCGCAATGCACAGGCTCAGGCCGCAGCAGGCGCACAACAGCCCCCAATGGGCGGCGCGATGCCAGCTCGCCCAATGATGCCTGCCCGTCCTCCTATGGGTGCAATGCCAGCCATGAAAAAAGGTGGCAAACTTAAACTTCGCCGCAAAGGATAATCGTTATGGCCCCTCGCTATGGTGACTTTACGTTTGATTCGTCCTCTGGTTTTACCGGATCGGTAAAGCGCAAAGCATTTAAGTGCGGTGGTTATGCTGAAGGTGGTATGCGGTCCGAACGGACACAGGTTGCTAAGGCATCCCGTGAAGTTCAAGATAATGCTATGGCTCCAGCAAAGCAGCTCAACAAATCGTTGAAGAACCTTTACAACACCCGCAAACAGACTGGCTATGAAACTGACGAAATGCCTACTTATGCTGGCGGCGGTCTGCACAAAATGCGGAGCGACAAAGGCGTAACTGGTGAAGTCCCCGGCGTTAAGATGGGCCGTTCTGGTTCAAAGATGCCCGGTATGTTGCCTCCAATGAACGCTGGACCTAAGTTGAATAAACCAGTAGATGCCACGACAAGCTCTCCTTTGTCTCGCATTGCAATGAAACGCGGTGGGAAGGCTAAGAAATAATGGCTACGTCCGGAACAGTTTCAGCAACGGTATTCAATACCAATAGCGTCTTGGATCAGGCTTTCCGCCGGTGCAAAGTGCCACCTGAAACTGTAACCTCTGAAATGCAGGATACGGCCCTGCAAAGCCTATATTTGATGATCTCGGCGCTTTGCAATCGGGGATTGCAGCTGTGGACCATTGAAAAAATCATCATGCCTCTGTATCTGGCAAACGGCTATGTAGAAATGCCATATGGCACTGTAGACCTTTTGAATACAAATTATCGCACCATTCAGCGTTTTAGCGCGGTTGCATCATCATCGTCTGGCACTGCTACCTTTGCTGACGACAACGATCTTGAGACATCATGCACCCAGACTGCGCCAAATGGCAGTATCACGCTTGGCCTTGGGACGGCTCAGATTGTCACGACCATTGGCATTAACATGAAAACGGCAGGGACTTATGACCTTGTTGTTGAATGGTCTGATGACATGGTGACATGGACAAGCGCCTTAGCGCCCGGAGCTACAGTTTATACAGCTGGATCATGGAACTGGTATGACCTAAACCCAAGCCTGTCTTATGTGTATTGGCGTTTGAAGGAAATTGGCGGCGCAACTCTTGATGTCGCTGAATTTGTGGTGGCCGGTAATCCAACCGAAATACCAATGGCTCGGTTGAACCAAGATGACTACACCAATCTTCCAAACAAAACATTTCAGGGGCGTCCGCTTCAGTTTTGGCTTGATCGTCAGTTAGCCTACCCTGTTGCTCGGATGTGGCCTGTTCCTAATGAGGCAGCTCAGTTTGCCCAAATGGTAACATGGCGGCAACGTCACATCATGGATGTCGGCACATTGCAGCAGACCATTGAGCTTCCCCAGCGTTGGGTTGATGCAATCACATGGCAGCTTGCTCACCGGTTGTGCTTTGAGATACAGCAAGTTGACATTAGTCTCTCGGATAAGCTGGCTCCCATTGCTGAACAGACGTTGCAAATGGCTATGATGGAAGAAAGAGACGATTCTCCGTTTATGGTTGCTCCCAACATCTCGCCGTATACGAGGTAATAATGGCAATTTTCCTCGACACACGCGGCAGAGGCACACTTGGAATTGGGATCTGCGACCGTTGCCGCCGCAAGATGTCCATCGAGGAATTGTATTCTGACCCCAATTCTCCGGGCCTTCGTGTGTGTTTGATGGACCGCGATGAATTTGACCCGTATCGCCTGCCAGCTCGTCAGCCAGATGTTATTGTATTGCAGACGTATAGGCCGGATGTTAATATCGCAACGGATCCAGCTGGTATTGTCTCCGAGAATGATGACCAGTTTATCATCAACGAAGATCAGAACGAGTATTTTGTCCCATGACCGTTCCATCAAATCTCGTTCCTACCGCAATATCTCAGCTTCCTCTGGTCAATACACCAACGGTATCTGATAGCATCATGGTGGTGCAGAGCGGCGCAACATATCGGGCTACCATTGGCTCTGTGTTTAGCGCCGTTGCCGTTCCATCAACACGCATTATTGCGTCTGGAACTGGCCTTGGTGGCGGCGGTGATCTGACTGCGGATCGCACTCTTTACCTTTCGAACACCGGTGTTGCATCCGGAACTTACGGAACATCAACAACCGTTCCAATCCTGACCGTCAATCTTCAAGGGCAAATTACCAGCGCAACAACTACAAGTTTCAGCGTTGATTTTGCCAATGTGACCAGCAAACCTACTACTTTAGCAGGATACGGGATCACTGACGCACAGCCCCTCAATGTCAATCTTACGGCGTTGGCTGGCGTTGGAGCTGCTGGTATCCTCATCAAGACAGGAAGCGGCACTGCAACATCCCGCTCAATCTCAGCTGGGACAGGCATCACCGTTGCTGATGGCGATGGCGTAGCTGGCAATCCAACTGTTACGCTATCAAATACGGCGGTTACGACAGGGATTTACGGGAACGCAACATCTGCCCCCGTTATTACCGTCAACCAGCAAGGGCAGATTACTTCGGCTGGAAACATCGTCATAACTCCTGCTTGGTCAAGCGTCACAAGCACACCAACCACTTTGGCTGGGTATGGCATTACAGATGCTGTCCCTGACACAAGAACGGTCACTGGCACGAAGTCAGTTTCAGGCGGTGGCGCACTCAACACCAACATTACGCTTGAGCTTACAAATGACCTTTTGACCCCCGGCGGAAGCAAATACTACGGCACTGATGGGGTTGGTACTCGCGGTTGGTATACACTATCCGGTGGTGGATCTGTGTCATCTGTTGGCCTGACAATGCCAGCTGACTTTGTAGTCACCGGAAGCCCGATCACGACAATCGGCACTTTTGGCATCACATACAACACGCAAGGGCAACGTAAGGCTTTTATTGGTCCTATAACCGGGGCAGATGCAGCTCCAACATTTAGGCTTCTCCTTGCCAGCGACTTGCCAAGCACATCTGTTACGGCTTCATCGTATGGGTCCGCAACGGCATCGCCCACATTTACCGTCGATGCTCAAGGCCGATTGACTGCTGCGGCAAACGTCACAATCACCCCAGCGTTTTCCTCAATCACCAGCACACCAACCACACTGGCTGGATATGGCATTACAAATGGTGTTGTTAACACAACCACAATTACGGCAGGCACTGGCCTGTCTGGCGGCGGTGATCTCAGCACCAACCGCACAATCAGCCTTGCAAACACTGCGGTAAGCGCAGGAACTTTTGGTTCATCCACCGCTGTTGCCACATTTACTGTGGACGCTCAGGGTCGGCTTACAGCAGCATCAAACACGACAATCAATGCTGTCACCCTTACGACAGGCACAATCAGCACAGCCCCTTCAAACGCTACCGACATTGTAAACAAATCTTATGTTGATGGGATTGCTCAGGGGCTTAATTTCCATGCTGCGTGTAACTACGCAACCACAGCCGCGCTGCCAACCTATGTTTACAACAATGGGGCAAGCGGTGTAGGCGCGACAATTACAGCGTCGGCCAACGGCGTACTGATCATTGATGGCTACACGTTCACAGCGACTGACGTTGCAAACGCCGTTAGAATTCTCGTAAAGAACGAAACTTCAGGAAACGCTCCTTACAATGGCGTGTATGTTCTGACGGCTCAAGGAAGCGCTGGAACTCCTTTTGCAATGATCCGCGCCACTGATTACGATACGTCAGGCTCAGGAACAAACGAAATTGATGCGGGCGACTTTTTCCTAGTGCTGGCCGGAACTGTCAATGCAAACACATCGTGGGTGCAGCAAACCCTGCTTCCGATTGTTGTCGGTACAACCGCCTTGGTGTTTACGCAATTTGGCGCCCCTGTCTTGTATACGGCAGGAACGGGACTAACTCTTTCCGGCAATCAATTCAGCATTACAAACACAGCTGTCACAGCCAACTCATATGGGTCCGCATCCTCTGTTGCGACATTTACAGTTAACGCACAGGGCCAGCTTACTTCGGCTAGCACCACAGCGATTGCCATTACCAACTTGCAAGTGTCCGGCCTTGGCACGATGTCCACGCAGGCGGCAAGCAATGTTGCCATTACCGGCGGAACCATCAATGGAACAACCGTTGGGCTAACAACCGCTGCGGCTGGCACATTCACGACTCTTGGCGCAACCACATCAAACCTTGGAACGGTTTCCACCGGAACTTGGAACGGGACAGCGATTGCGGCCATATACGGCGGCACTGGGCAGACTGTCTATGCCGTTGGTGATCTGCTTTACGCATCAACCACAACAGCTCTGTCAAAGCTCGCGGCTGGAACGTCTGGGCTTCCGGTTGTGTCAAACGGCGCATCTACGGCTCCATCCTATCAGCAGATCAATCTGACCTCGGCTGTAACTGGCGCATTGCCGGTGTTGAATGGGGGAACTGGCGCAACGACAATCGCGGGGGCGCAAACCAATCTTCAGGTTGATCCTGCTGGAACCGCCGTTGCTATGGCAATCGCGTTAGGATAATATAGGCATAAGGAGCCTTAGAAATGGCAAATACGTTTACCTCTTACGTTGCAAAAGATGTCGGAACCTCGGCATCAACGCTTGTGACTGTTGCGGCCAGCACTCAGACCACGCTCATTGGCTTGACTGTGGCAAACACAACTGCGTCACCAATCACATGCGATGTTTACTTCACCCGGTCTGCGGTGAATTATTACATTGTAAAGGGTGCGATTGTGGCAAATGGCCGCACATTCGTTGCTGTTGGTGGAGATCAGAAAACGGTCTTGATCACGGGTGATGCGCTAAGGGTTGTTACATCCGCCGCAACTTCTGCCGATGTCATCGCTTCAGTGTTGAACATCACATAACTGGGAGATACCGATGTCAAGCTCTGGCTATCTCACTACGATACCTTCTCCGGATATGCCAACTGGCGGTGGTGGGGAACAGGTGTTTTATGAAAATTCAACGACTGTAACGGCGAATTACACAATCACCACTGGTCAAAACGCAATGAGCGCTGGTCCAATTACGGTGAATAGTGGTGCAACGGTGACTATTCCGTCCGGTTCGACATGGAGCATTGTCTGATGCCTATCAAACTCAACGGGTCCACTTCAGGGTTCACTCAGGTCAACGCAGCAGCAGTGGCGGCGAACAACACGTTGGTGCTTCCAACAACTGGCACAACCTTGCTGTCTGACTCCTACACAGGTAACGTCACCGTTACGGGCAATCTTACCGTTACTGGTGATCTGATCCCATCCTCCTCGTTCCTCCGCAACAGGCTCATCAACGGTAATATGTATGTTGCCCAGCGCGGCACATCGGCAACCGTCACAGCGGGGACAACTGTTCCAACAGCGTCAACTGGCTATCCATGTGTTGACCGCTGGTTTGTATATTCCACTGGCGCAAACGTA